GCCGCGACCTCGCTGTAGTAGTTCCCGTTCCGCGCCAGGTGCTCCGGCCGAGGATGCGCCTTCCCGCTGTGCCGCCATTCCCAGACGTCGAGCCCAGCCTCGCGGCGCCGTTCGTCGGCAAGCTCGCCGGATAGTTTCGTGAGTTGATCGGCCGCAATGTTGGTTGCCCTGCGCCGCCCCATCTCGACCGCCTCGCGGATCGCCTTCGCCACCTCGCGCGCCGGTTGCCGTTCGGTCAGGCCGCGAAACACGGCGCCGGAAATGCGGGCCTGAGCCTGCGCGCCAACGTCCTTGATCAGCGCCACGTTGGCCGCAATGCGAGCCTCGATCGTCTCGCGCACGCCCTCGGGACCGATGAACGTCGAGAGGTCCACGCCGGTCGCGCTCAGCACAGCCCCGCGCCATTTCTGCCGGTGCCAGGTCTCGACGCGCAGGGCCCAATCGCGGACCTCCGGTGTCAGCGAGAGGATCAGGGATTGCATCGCCGCGCCGAGCCGATCGATCTCGCCTTCGATGTCGGCGGGGCTGTCGGTGGTCATCTCGGCAAGCGTCTGGCTGTAGAGCGCGAGGATCTGATCGGCGCCGCGGGTCCAGATGCTCAGGACGGGCAAGTACGCGGCGCGGTAGAGGTTGGTCGCCATCACGGCGGGGGGCACGATGTCGCGCAGGGTGGCGTTGCGGCGCTTTCCGGCGCGGCGTGCCATGGCGGCGAGGTTGTAGGCCATCAGGCCTCCTCGATCTTCGGCTTCCAATCCTCGTCCAGCGGCTCGAACAGTTCCGGCCCGAACCTGAGCTCGCCCGTGAACGGACGGATCGCCTCAAGGTCGAGTCCCTCCGGCGCCGAATACGTCAGCGTGACGTGCGGGGTATAGTCCGGGAAGTCATGCGAACCGCCGGCCTCGACCATCTGCCGGTGGCGCCAGGACAGGTTGTCCGACGCGAACATCAGCACGACCGCGTCCTCGCCGAGCCGTTCGATCGCGCGCGGTCCACCTGCCTTGATCAGCAAGCCGCCGTCGTCTTCGTTCGACCACGCCTCGCCGATCTTCATCGGGTCGACGGGCCGGCGCGAGTAGAGCACGGTAACGTGCATGTCCTCGGCGGGAAGCGTCGTCTCGAAGCCCTGCTCCTTGGCCCACGCGATCAGGTCGGCGGCGTTCAGGAGCTTGCGCTGGACGTAGAGCGGGCGCGGGGTAGCGTCGGCAACCCATGCGTCCTGCGCGGCACGTGCCGGCGACCCGCTTCCATTCGAGCCGCCGGGCACGTCCAGATCGTCCGGATCACCTCCTTCGCGCTGTTGAATGCCATACCGCTCTTCTTCGGGCATCTCGCTGAGCGCCGCTTCGAGGCCGGGCAGATAGCCCTCGTCGATCATAAGCGATTGCATGCCCTTCGTGAACGCCTCGTCCGGGATCGTGCCGGTGAGTTGCAGCTTTTCCGCCGCCTCCATCTGCAGCTTGAACCGCTCGGCGTTTTCCTTCTCGCTCGGCAGGTCCAGCGGGGCGAAGTCGTACCACAGCCCATCGGGCCAGGTGCCGAGCGCGGACTGGACGAGGTAGTGATCGAGGCGGTCTAGGCAGGGCCCGAGCTCGAGCGTCTGCATCGCGCGGATTTTCTTCGCCCAGTCCTTCTGCTGGCTGTCACCGCTCGCGTTCAGGCCCTCGGGGGCACGGCCGAGCAGGCGAGTTGCCGGGATGTCGGAAATCGCGCTGGCCCACTCGCCATAAGCGTTCATCACGTCCTTGATGCCGGCGAAGTTGTATTGCGTGTCCTCGATCTTCTCGCCGACCTGGCCGTCGCCCGCGTCGTAGACCACCGCGTTGAACAGGCTCTCGGCGGTCGCGAAGGCGCGCATCCGGCGCTGGAACGCGGCCTCGCCGGTTTCGTCGGCCACGGTGCTGAGCAGGTTCGGGATGCCGATGCGCACGTTGCGGGCGCGGGTGATCAGGTTGGCGAACGCGGCGCGCGCGGTGTCGCTGTCCTGTACCGCATCGAGCACGGCGGCAACCCGGCTCTCGCCCCAGAAATCCTCGATGAAGTTCGGAATGCCGACGAGCGAGGGAATCGGTTCGCCGCGGAACGGGATGACGCGCGAGGGGTGGAGATCGATCGACCCCACCGTCGTTTCCATCCGGTACATGATCGGCTCGCCGTAACCGGGCAGGCGGCTGTCGTCCTGCGTCGCGTCGAACTGGAGCTGCCAGCGCGAGACGACATGCACGAACGCAAGCTCGCCCTTACCGATGTTCTCCGGGGCGGGTTGGTTCGTCTTCCCGGGCAGACCCATGATGAGCGCGCCGCCGCCAAGTGCCCGCAGGACCTCGACGCGGCGGACTTTCTGCCGGACCTGCAGCCGCTTTTCCTCGTCCTCGATCTTCGTGATCTCGGCGTCTTCGGCTTTCCAGTCGCGCCACTCCCGAACCATGTCGAGCGCGGGGATGTTGACGATCTTCCGCATCAACCCGGAGCCGAGGTAGGCCGCGGCAATCTCGTGCTGGCCGAGGCAGGTGGCCCGATAGGCGTTGTACATCCGCGGGTCCATCACGGTCCCGAGGCCGGTCAGCGCGTTGGTCAGGCTGTCGGCCGCGAAACCGGGCTTGAAGCGGACGGAGCGCAGGCGAAGGCCGCTGTCGGTCATGCGTTGGCCACCGTGAATTGGCCGTCGTAGCCATCCGCCGAGTGGGCGCCGATGGCCAGGCCATCGTCGGTGAAGTACCAAGTCCCGCCAGAGGGTGAGTTGGTCCAGATGTTGCGATCAAGCCGAACGGGGACGTAATTCGGCTCCCGGTGATAAGTCTTGTCGATGAGGGCCCGGGGGAGGGGGCCGCCTCGAAATCGCTTGGTCGGCACAGCGACGAGCGGCATCGACCAGTCGACAGACGGTGCGGTATCTTGCGCCATGCCACGACCCTAAGCCAGGGCAATGGTGGCCGTTACCGCCGTCAGGCGTTGGCGAGGGAGTAAGTGGAACCCAGCGCCAACTCGTTGAACGCATCCGCCGCCGCGTCGACTTGGTCGTCATGCGCCGCAGCAGGGAATAGGCAAAGCTCGTCGATGAACGGCTGTATCCACGCATCCGCCACAGGGTCGCCGGTCACGAGGATGCGCACGTTGCCAGCTTCGGCCTGCGCCGCGAACGGGGCCGCGCGTGTCGCCTTGTCGCCGGTGGGCCGATCGACCTTCACCGGATAGCCCGCGAGCTTGCGCACGAGCTGTTCCGCTTGCGCCTTGCCCGCTTGGCCCGGATCCTGCGCAAGCCTCACCGTGACGCTCGTGCCGTCGATCTTCGCCGTGCCGAGCAGCGCCGCCTCGACCTCCATCGGCGAGCCACGGAAGCGGCGGCAATGCTCGATGATGTACAAGCCCGAGGAGGTGCGGCTCATTCGCACACCGGCGGTCCAGTCGGGATCGTTGCTGGTCGACTTCTTCGTCGCCGCCAAGTCCCAGGCCCTGACCGTGCGGCGAATGTCGGTAGGGAGTGCTCCGATCGCCTGAAACCAGGAGTGCTGGAACAGTCCGCCCTCGCGCGGAGTCGGGCGCTGTTGCAGTTGGCCGGCGGTTGCATACGCGCCGAGGGTCCGCTCCAGTTCCTCGACTTGGGCCTCGGGGAAGCGTTCCGGGAACATCAATTCGCCGTCGTGTTTGCGAGGGTCGCCTTGGCCTACAACCCACCTCGAACGCCCCTCCTCGTAGCGCATCGGCAGACACAAATGCTCGTACCCAAGCTCTAGCGCTACCGCCGACACGTCCCGCTCGTGCAGTCGCTGCATCACGATAACGATGGCCGACTCGTCATTGTTCACCCGAGACGGCAGCGCCTCACGGAAGGTCATGATGTCGCCTTCGAGCTTCACGATGCTGTTCGCGTCGTCGACCGAGTGCGGATCGTCGAGGATCACCCTATCGCCGCGCGAGCCGGTCAGGCTGGTGAACGCCATCGCCTCGCGGAAGCCGGTCCGCGCGTTTTCGAACTTTGTCTTCGCGTTCTGGTCTCCAACAAGATCAACCGGCCACAGCCGCTGATACCACGCGGACTGGATCAGTCGCCGGCATTTCGTGCTGTCGCGGACGGCGAGGTCCTGTTTGTGCGCCGTGCCGAGGTAGCGCAATTCCTGCCGATCGAGCGGCCCCCATTCCCACGCCGGCCAGATGACGCCGGTTAGCAGAGACTTCATCGAGCCCGGGGGCACGTTCACCAAC